ATATGCTGCTCCCGCCATCGTTAGCGGTACGATGCTGCCATTTGCAAGCAGGACATCGCCTCCCTCCGCATCTTCCATGTCGAGTTTCCGTCTCGCCTCATTCGGTTTGATAATCATTCCCCCGACACCATTTCTCAAATATTCCATTTGCGTTTTTGAATCGGTGCGGAACAATACTTTTTCATTGAATTTGTAATAATATCCATCGTCTGAATCTTCATCCGGCAGCATTTTGAAATTGATCTCCTCCTCGTACTGCTTGATGATGAACAATTCTGTGTCAACATAAAACGATAGCTGCTGCATCTCGCTGTTGCTATATGACGACTTTGAATAGTCGTTGATCTGATTCGGTTTCACCCCGAACGCCCCTGCGATCTGCAAGGCATTGTATTTTTTCAGTTCAAAGAACTGCGAATCTGTCAGTTTAATATCAAGAGGCGTGAGTTTCATGCCTAACGGGACAGGCAGGATTTTTCCTGTGTTCTTTGCCCCGCTGCCGAACTCCTCAAACGATTTGACAAGTGCTGTTTTTGCTTTTTCATTCAGTTCTCCGGTATATTCGAGTGTCGCCTTTGCTGTCAGACCGCTCTCATACAAGTTGTTCATGAACGCCTGTGATTCGGATGCACCTGCAACCGTGTCTCTCAATATCTGCTGCACTGGTAGTCCTGTGATTCCGTCAAAACTGAATGATGTTTTGAAGTGCATGACCTCGTCTGTACTGAACACATATTGACGACCGGATGTCGGGTCTGTGTAGACATACCACAAACGCCCAACTCCTGCGAATATTCCCGCATCGTCAACGACTATCTGCACACAATTTGACTGCATAACCCACAAATCAACGATTTTGATTTCACCGCCGTATTTCTTGCGGTCAAACTTCTTTCTTATGTACACATAGGCGTTTCCGTAATGGTTGCGGTTGATTTCAACCGTGTTCCAAAATGTCGTTGGTGTCATAAACGGATTCGGTCTTTTTGAGAGCAGCTTTGATGTGTCCGTCGCTTCTGCCTCAATGATTCCCTTGTCCGTTTTCTGATAATATTTGATAGGCATTTTCGCAAGTGTCTCCGACAGCATCTTGAGACATGTGAAATATGTGACCTCTGATGTCGGTTTCCCTTTTCTTTTCAGTCCTATCCGCTCAAGGAACGACGGTGAGTTCAGTGTCACAACTCCTCCGCTGTCCTGTGGTTCACCTCTCCACCAATTTGAAATTTTCACTCCTAATCTCTGAAACGGATTCATTTATTTCTCACCGCCTTTCTTCATGTATTTTTCAAATTGCTCAAGCCATTCATTGACAGTCTCATTCACATCCGGACGGTACTCCTCTTTCATTGCGTGTTTCCATGCGTCGATGATAGCGTCAATCGGGTCGATTCTCTCTGTCGTGATGTCTTTGTCAATTTTTATTTCGCCGTAGTTGTTTGAGATGGTCTTTGCATTTGCAATAGACCACACAAGCAAACTGTCGACAGGAACAACAATCTTGTTTCCCTCTTTTCCGACCTCCATTCCCTCGATTTCCACATTGCCCGCCAAAATCTCAAGTCTGAAATCAACCGTCGCATCGTTCAACTCTTTCGCTGTCTGTGTGACAGAGATTGAATCGAATCCCAATGCCTCAAGGTCTGACAGGAACGCCGAGGCGTTGTGCGGGTCATAACAAATCAACTGCGGTTTGAGGTCGTATTCTTTCACCAAATCCTCAAGATATTTGATGATGTATTTGTAATCTGTCTTTATTCCTCCCAGTGTCTCGGTCACTGTCACAAGTCCCTTTTCAATCCATACATCATAAGGGACTTTGTCGGTCTTGATATGTTCATCCACCCTTGAGGACGGGATGAACGAATGTGTGTGTACAAAATATTTCTTTGCTCCGTCAATCATGAACGGAATCACGATTGCGATTGATGTCAAGTCGCCTCCGGATGACAGGTCGACCCCGACATAACATTTTGACCCTCTGAAATTCTTGAGCGATTTCAGAACGGCACATGCTTTCCATTTTGCAATGTCCTTGATATACAGTGAATTTGACCACTGCATCCACATGTTCAACTGCTTTACGAGGAAATCTCTCAAGTCCTCCCCGCCCATATCACGGGCGGTATGTGCAATCGGTATGAGGTTTTCAAGAGCATCCCTGTCAAATTCAAGAATCGGGTTCGCTTTTATCCAGTTCTCCGGAACATATCTGTCGTCATGCTCGTCCATCTGTGCGATATATACGAACTGACTGTCGTTTTCAAAAACACCCTTTAACAGATTGCAGCAATATTCATACAATTTATAACAGGGTGATTTGAGGTCGAACCCTGCTGTCGTGATGACCGAAATCAACGCCGACTTGAGTTTCTTAATACCTCCCTCAAGCAGCTTGTACATCTGATTCGTCTTGTGTGCGTGATACTCGTCAACAATTCCCAAATACGCACGGTGTCCGTCAAGTGACTTTGTATCACCGGACAACGCTTTGATTTCTGAATGTGTCAACAGACAGTCAATCGTGTGGTTGTGGTCATGCACTTTGAACCATTCCGACAAATCCTCGTCCGAATTGATGAATTTTGCGACCTCGTCAAAAACAATGTTCGCTTGGTCTTGCTTGGTAGCCGTACAAAAGATTTTTCCGTACTTGTACCCGTCAAAATTCCCGTAATAACATGCCAAAATACCGTTGATGAACGATTTTCCGTTCTGTCTGCCTAATTGCACATAAGACGTTCTGAACCGTCTGTATGATTTTTCCTTTGTTCTCCACCCGTTGAGCGACCCTAAAATAAAGCACTGGAACGGATATGCGGTCACATGCTCGTTTTCTTCGCCCTCTGCAATGGTCAATTCCTCTGCGAAATTGATGATTTCCTCTGACTTTTCAACGTCGAAATAGTATTTGTACGGTGCTGCTTTCGATTTCTCAATGTCGTCGAGGTGTCTTTGACATGCAAGTCGGACATATTCTCCGGCTGTTATCTTGCCCGAAACAACATCAAGGGCGTATTGTGTGCAGCGGTCTTGTGTTTCTCCTGCTTTCGCCATACCTTAATTTGCATATTTCGCAAATTTATTCTCCGGCTTTTGCTGCTGTGGTTTCGGTACGACCAAACGGCAGCGTGAGGAGACTGTCAACCCGAAATCCGATGCTCCCTGTCTGCACTGTTTCATGCAGCGGTCTTGAATAATCATGAGACGCTCACGTTCACCGTTCACGACCTGCCTTGTACCGACCTGCACACGTTCTTTTTCTCCCGTGTCCGGATTCGTCTTTGTCTCATATACCGGAACATCCTCCATCAACGGAGTTGCTCTGATTTGCTGTGTGATTTCGATGTACTGGTCTTGTGCAATGAGCAGTCTCGCCAGTGCATCGCAGTCAACATTCGCAATCAGTTTGATTTCAAGTAATTCTTTCGCAATCTTCCGGAACTTTTTCTTTTGCTCCGGTGTCAAATATGACGGAGGTTTCACTTTGTCGTTCGGTGCTACAACCTCGGCGTTTTTTCGTGCCTCAATTTCTGCTTTTGTGAGGTGTTTTCGCCCTTTCATAACAACCAAATCCGTGGCTTGTCTCTGCCCTGCCATGTAGCAACAAACCCCCTTTCCGTCAACATTTCAGTGATTTTGTGTCACATTCTGACACCCCTTTCGGATGTACCTTTCTGCTGAAATTCCCGTGGGGAGTTTTCTCCAAACAAAAGAGGGGGTGCGACTAGAAATGAATCGCACAAAACTTTTTTATATCCCCCTGCCTCTCGAAAGTGGTACTCAATCAGTGATCTCAACTGTTTCTGTGTTGCTCTCATGCTTGCGTTGCTCTGCTTATACAGAGCCGTGATTGTATTGTGTGTTTTATGATTGAGAGGTATGAGGTTGAACGGATTCAAGCGTTGTTCCCAGTCGTCCTCAAGTTCAACTATGTGGTGTACTGGTTCGCATGTAAGTAGTTCATTCTCGACATACAATGCGTATATATCCACGTTGTCATAGACCTCAATGATACGCTCCCGCATCGCCCGCCATTCCTTTGACACATAGAACTCGGCTGCTCTCTTGTCTCGCCGCGTGTTGTTGTATATCATGTGCCTCGACTGCTGCCGTTGCTCACATTCCTCGCACATCTTTACTGACTGTGGAATCAACTTGCCACACCTGCATGATTTCAAAAGCATCTGCGTTCTCCTCTCTTCATTGGTTCTCCTGTCCTGTTATCCACAAGAGGCGGGCAGTTATGCACATTACTGTGTACACTTACCCGCATATAACAGGAGGGCAAACAGGCAAGAAAAAAGCGACTGCATATCTGCAATCGCTCGTCTCAACTGTTCACGCTAACATATTAGCACTTTCATTTCGTCTTTTGTTCACCCACTTTTTACCCCTATTTTCACCCTCATTTCACCCTGTTTTCACTCCGTTTCTATCATTTTCAATCGCTTTTGCACCAAATAATTTGATTGACAGGCGTTGAATCATAACCTTGCACCACTTTTTCGGTGAGTTGCGTCCGCAGCCTGTCTCCCTCACTATATCCTCGTATGTCTTGCCCTTGATATAGACTGCCTCAAGTGCGTCGTACTTGTACCCCTCACCTGCTGCCTCTGCATCCTCTTTGAGTGATGCAAGAGCCTGTTTGAGATGCTCGAACAGAATGACCGTCTCTGCACGGCACTCTCTAACCGATTGCAGGAACGCTCTTTCTGCTGATATGTTGTATTTGCCTATATCCGGCACTTGAGAGGTCTCTGATACCGCCTCTTTGATGTACCGCTCCATTTCACGATAGTTTTCGAGATATAGCAGGGTTTTGTCAATGACTGTCTGCTCTTTTTCCTCTTTCATGCTTTTTCCTCGCTTTCTGCTTTCTTCTCATAGGCAGACCGTGCATTTTACGCCAGTTATTCGTGTTTTGGCGATTTGTGCATCTTTGCGAATCGCACATTTTCATAATTGCCGTTTTTACCTGCTCCGCTGTGACACCCGTTTGCATGACTGCCTCGACGAACTGTTCTGCCGATGTTTCGACCTTGATTTCCGGTCTTTTATATTCCTTTTTTTCTGTAACGCCTTTGTTGACTGTCGCCCTGTCTGCTGCCTGTTCAATCATGCCCGAAATCTCATTTTCTGTCTTTCCGGCTTTTCTGAAATGCTCAATCACGTTTTTCACGATGCTCATAATTCCCATATTATCACGCTCCTCCTTTCCATTTACGCAAAAGGGAGTTGTTCGTCAACACCGTCCGGAATGTTCATGAACCCGTCACCTGCATCCGTATAACCCGCATTTTGCTCCTGTTCTCCCGCTGCTTTCTTGCTTTCTGCAAATTCCTGTTCCTCAATCACAACATCGGTCGTATATATCTTTTGACCGTCTCTGTTGGTGTATGAACCCGTCTGAATCCTGCCCGTAATAGCGATTTTTGTTCCCTGTTTGAAATACTTCTCTGCAAATTCGCCGTTTTTGCCAAATGCAACGCAGGAAATGAAATCCGCTGACTGCTGCCCGTCTCTCGCACCTCTGCGGTCGACTGCCAGTGTGTAACGTGCCACGCACATGGATTCTTGTGAACTGTTCTGCTGTGTATATCTGACATTCGGGTCTCTTGTAAGTCGCCCCATCAATATGACTTTATTCATTCGCCGTTTCCTCCCGTTCTCTCTGCATCACATATTCATTTTGCATTTTCTGTAATCTGACAAGTCCTTTTTTGAACTCAAGGTCATCGCCATTCATGCAGACATCGAATATTTTCTCATAATCAACAATATGGGTCTTGATGAACTCTGCCTCCGCTGCCGTCCTGCTCTCATTGATGAACATTCCCTTGACTGCCTCTTTTATCATTTCGCAATGTGTCTTTTCCTCCTCCGTCTGTGGAGGTGTGCTTGCAATCAAACGGTCATAGGCGTTGTCAATCGCTCCTGCAATCAATTCTCTCCAACCTTTGCCCTTTTCCCCGATTAACTGGTTTTCAATATCCTCAAATCGGTTTCCGTGTCCTGCTGCCACGATGTGGATGTCCTTTTTGCCCTTTGCTGCAATCAGAATCAAATCGTCATCGTATGCCTCCATGTAATAATCAAATTTCGCATCGAAATTCTCTCTCGGATTGATGATGATTTCCGGCTGACTGCTGCCCTCCGTCTTGATACTCACTCCGATGTATTTCGCATCCTTGATTTTCGCATTGATAAATTCTGCCTTTAATGTACTTTTGTTCATGCTGCTCCTCCATTCACTAATCTGTTGAGTAACTGTTCATACATGGTCTTGTATGTGTCTCTTTCTGTCTGCAATCGGATTGTCTCCTCTGATGATGTCGTGTTTTCCGGCTTTGCTTTTGCCTTTTCTTCCAACTCCTGCTCCATCGCTTGAATCTTGCTGCGATAGAGTTCGATTTCCTCCTGCTGATTCTTGATTGTCTCATTGTATTTCTTTGATGTTTTCATGCTGCTGTCAAGCTGTAAGGAAATCATGAGAGCGATGTCGATGTTCTCCATCTCTTTGTCTGTACACTCCCCGATATACGTTCCGATGCGTTCTGTTGATACCGAATAGACCTGCTCACATAAAACGGTGCTTGGTCTGCCTGTTGATCTTACCGTCACATGTGTCGGGAGATCTGTTTTCGGCTGTGTGGTCATATATACAATTTCAACGACATTGCTGTTTTCGTTGTTCTTGTTATTGCTCACAACAACCGCCGGACGGTCGGAGTGCTGCTCGCTCCCGCTATACGATGCCCCCCCTCTGCTGATATAGAACATTTCGCCTCTCTTGATGTTATCCATCACAATTCCTCCTTTTTTATCACTCTATACAGTCTTTTCGCCTTGATATATTCCTTGTATTCTTCATCGGTCATCATCACAATATTTGTTTTGTCCTTTATATCTTCCGCAAACTGCTCTTTGCTTTTCCCGTACACATCCGCACCAAAAATCCGCAGATGTTCAACTAAAGTCTTTCCTCTGATGATTCCCTCTCTGATAATTTTTCCGCTCTCGGTTTCTGTGTCCTCAAATCTTTTCAATGTGTAATTCAGTGAGAACTCCATTGCTGCCAAAATCGGGTCTTTTATCTCTGTCATTCTACGCCTCGCCGTCTTTCATGAGTTTGGTTGCCATGATGCAATATCCGTCCTCAATTCCGGTGTAGTCCTCAAGAATGTACGTCACAAGTACCTTGACCATGCGTCCGGTGTTCTTCCCGTCTGCAAATTCCATCATCTCAAGAATATCGCCTTTTTTATATCCTCTGTCATTCTTCTGGAGTTCAAATGTTTTGATTCCGTTTGCCACATCATCGAAATAAGACTTTGCAAGGCGTATCTGATGCACTTTCTGTCCAGTCTCCTGTGTATCTGACGGGAGGCTCTGCATCTTCTCCTC